CGCGCGACGATCGGCCGTGACGGCGCTCGATGATCGTCGAAAAACGATCGCCAAAGAAGCACGATTTCCTCGAAAAACAGCCACCGCGGCGATGATTTGGTTTCTATTATACACCAAAACAAGACCAAAGGACAATGAAAAGCGCTATTTTCCATCATGATTCGCGACCAAAGTGGCTCGGCCGTTTGAGAAAAGTGACTAAAATCGCTCGGCCATTTGAGAAAAGTGATTAAAACCGTCCGGCCAACTGCGAAAAACGACCAAAACTGCCCGGCCAACTGCAAAAAAGCCCCGTAAAAAGAGCAGTGGATCGCGTTTTAATGACCGCATATGGTCGTTTTTAGGGCTCGTCGCGGATCAAAAAAGAGCGAAAATGACCAACGAGGCGCGACCAATTGACATAAACCTAGCTTTTTGCTCTACCTACTCCACATAGGAAATCGACAATCCGCGATGTAGAGTAAATGATAATCCTTTAATGTCAAAGAGTTATGCTCATTTACTCTACTTACTCTACCTACTCTACCTGTTTTCAAGTTGCCGAGCCCGGGGCTTACTCCACATATTTACTCGCTGGTAACCAAAAACACCCAGAAATAGTAGAGAAAAAAATATATTCCATACTTCGGCAACTTGGAGCCAAAAGGTGGAGTAGGTAGAGTAAATGGATGTTATTCTTTTGGGCATAACGCGTTAGGCTGACTCTACCTGCCCGAAACAGGTGGAGTAGAGGTAGAGTAAGTAGAGTAAGTGGAGTAAACGGTCTTAAGTCCTTATTTTAGGCCATTAGGCCGCGATTCGTGATTTAACTGCGCGAAATAAGTCTACTGCGCGATACAAGCGAGGTCCAAATAAGCAAGGGGCCCAAGCAGAGAAAAACACCGCTTTTCAACGAAAAATGCTTTCATTCTGGCGACGGCCGTCGTATAATAAACGTCATGAAGGACGAGACGCAAAAAGCAGGCGCGCACGGGCCGGGAACCCTCGGGACGCCGTTCACTGAAGACAGGCGAGCGATCTATCTCGCCGCGCTCGAGACCACTGGCATAAAGATCACGGCCAGGCGAGAGGCGGGAGTCACCGACACCACCGTTCGCAATCACAGGCGCAAGACCGAGGGATTCAAAGAGGCCGAGGCCGAGGCGACCCGCGCGTATCGCGCCAGGATAGAGGCCGAGATTCATCGTCGCGGCATAGAGGGCGTGGAAGAGCCGATCTATTGGCAGGGCGAGGTCGTCGGCCACGTGATAAAGTACAGTGACAAGCTGCTCGAGCTGCACGCCAAGAGACACATCCCCGAGTACCGGACGCAAGTCAAGGTCGACCAGACCACGGTCCACGCGGAACTTCCGTTTAAAGAGCTCGAGTCCATGTCGCCAGAGAGCCAGCGTCAATTGCGCGAGATCCTGGAGAGGGAGCGAGGGCGCCTTGACGAAGACGAGAAACGAGAGGAATAAAGATGCAGACTCAAGTGGGCAGTTGCCCTCGATGCGGGGCGCCAATCTATTCACCGACTGTCTGGCACGCGATCACTCCACCGCCGATCACTTACTCGTGCTCTTGCTTTCCGAGCGACTATCCCATAAGCGCGGGGGCCACGTCGACCGGGACCTGGACGGCAGGATCCACCGGCGAAGTCTACGCGCCGCCTCCGTTGAGAGAGACGCCGCTCGCGGGGGACGCCGATCAATGATCAATCGTTGGAGGCGGATCAGGCGAAGGGCCCACGGAGGCAAGCCGCTGTTCGTGTGCTTGTGTTGCGGCAGGGTGGCGCGTCGACCGACCGTCCGCTGTCACAGTGGCATGGGACTGAATTGCGCGGAATGGTATCCCACCAAAGAAGAGCGCATGGAAGTCGTCCCGAACGAGGGAAAAGAGTGATGTTGAAGGCGGCGCCCAGGTCTGCGCGCAGGCATCACCGCGAGCGATTGAAGAAGAAGCGCTCTAGATACTACGGAGGGCTTTCTTCCTTCGATTGCGAATGGACGAAGACCCCCCGAGTCCTGGGCATCTTAGCCAGGACGCCGTGCGTTTGTTCGTGCGTCATGTGCGGCAACCCGCGCAAGCATTTCAAAAGAAGGACGAGGCAAGAAGAGAATGCTAGACTTGACGGTCAGGCGCGCCCTGGCGAATCCCAGCGAGGCCTTGCTTAGGCTCGACAAGATAGACGCGGAAAGACGACTCGTCGACTACATCAGATTGATGTGGCCGGTGCTCGAGCCGTCGCGTCCGTTCGTCGACGGGTGGCCGCTGCGCGTCATTTGCAGATGCCTCGAGGCCGTCACTTCTGGGCAGATCAGACGCCTTCTCATCCTCGTCCCCCCAGGCTGCACGAAAAGCCTCACTACCAACGTGTTCTGGCCCTCGTGGGAATGGGGGCCGCGGAACATGCCCTCCATGCGATACGTCAGCTGGTCTTACTCGCACAATCTCACCGTCAGGGACAACCGACGTTGCAGGCAGCTCGTCGAGTCCTCGCCTTATCAACGCCTGTGGGGCGACCGCTTCAAGATGGCCGCCGACTCCGCGGCCAAGGAGCGATTTGACACCGACAAGATGGGCTGGAGGATAGCGTCTTCCGTCGGCGGCGTGGGCACCGGCGAGCGCGGCGACAGGGGGATCATCGACGACCCGCACGCGGTGAAGGAAGTAGAGTCCGACGCGATCAGGGAAGGCACGCTCCAATGGCTGACCGAGACCCTCACCACCAGGGTCAACGAGGAGGCGTCCGCCATGGTGTGCATCATGCAGCGGACCCACGATCGAGATTGCGCCGGCTTCCTCATGGCGCAAGAGCTCGGCTGGCACGTGCTTTGCCTTCCCATGGAATACGACCTCGACCACCCGCATCCCTCCGTCTTGCCATTTGACTTCGAGGACCCCAGGGCCAAAGAGGGCGAATTGCTATGGCCGGAGCGCTTTTCCGGGCAGTTCGTCGAGGAGATGAAGCGGCAAATGACCTCGTGGGGCGGCGACTACGCGGTCGCCGGTCAGTTTCAGCAGCGTCCCGTCCCTCGCGGTGGCGGCATGTTCAAGCGCGATTGGTTCGAGTTCGTCGACCGGGCGCCAGAGCGCGTCGTCGAGCGGTGCAGGGGCTGGGACTTGGCGGCCACCAGCGGGGCGAAGAACAAGCGCGCGGCCAGGACGTCCGGCGTGAAGATGAGCCTCGGTTTGGACGGCTTTTACTACATAGAGGACGAGGTCGGCGATCGCTGGCCCCCGGGGGAAGTGGAGCGAAACATGCGCGCCGCGTTCGAGACGGACGGTCTCGACGTGACGCAGTCCATCCCTCAAGATCCCGGCCAGTCGGGCAAGAGTCAAAAGATGTACTTGGCCAGGGAGTTCGCCGGGTACTCGTTGCACTTCTCTCCAGAGACCGGGTCGAAGCCAAATAGGGCGCAGCCGCTGGCGGGACAGGCCGAGGCCGGGAACGTCAAGGTGGTTCGAGGGCCGTGGACCGACGCCTTCGTCTCAGAGGCGTGCTTGTTCCCCAACAGCGCGTTCAAAGACAGGATAGACGGGGCCTCGAGGGCCTTCGCGCGCTTGACCAGGAAACGAGGGCAAGGCGTCGGCATGGCGCCGGCCGTCGTGACTTAGAAAGGAATCGAAAACATGGCGAGACTCAAGGCGCTAGACGACTTCGTGGCGGGCATGCGTCCCGCGCGCGTGTCGCCCACGCGGCGAGCCGGCACCGCCGGCACTGCGATACACGGCGGCTACATACAGCCGGAGGACACGAGCTCGGACTTGGTCGGTCGCGATCGATACAAGACGTTTTCCGAGATGCTGGTAAACTCGTGCATCGTCGGGGCGAGCGTCAGGTTGTTCACCAACATGGTCGGCGCGGCCGAGTGGAAAGTAGAACCGGCCAAGGACGGCGGCGCGAAGGCCGACGACGTGGCGGAGGCCGTGGACGAGATGCTGTTCAAGCGCCTCGCCACGCCCTGGCACAGGGTCGTTCGCAGGGCGTCGATGTACAAGTTTTACGGTTTTTCGTTTCAAGAGTGGACCGCGCGACGGCTTCTCGACATGGGCCTGGTCGGATACGACGACATCGAGCCGAGGCCGCAGATCACCATAGAGCGCTGGGACGTAAACGAGGCCGGGAAGGTCGTGGGCTTGATACAGCGATCGCCGCAAACGATGGAAGAGCTGTATCTTCCCAGGGCGAAGGGCGTTTACCTGGTAGACGACTCGCTGCACGACTCTCCGGAAGGCCTCGGGCTGTTCAGGCACATAGTCGAGGCCAACAGGCGCCTCGAGCGATACCAGCAATTAGAGGGCTGGGGATACGAGACCGACTTAAGGGGCATCCCCGTCGGGCGCGGCCCGTTCCAAGAGCTCCGCGAGATGGCCAAGGCCGGCAAGTTGACGGACGCCCAAGTGGCCGAGATCGAGCAGCCGCTCAAGGACTTTATCCAGAATCACATCAGGACGCCGCAGCAAGGGCTCTTGCTCGACAGCCTGGTCTACAAGACGACGGACGAGCGCGAGACGCCGAGCGGCGTGCCCAAGTGGGCCATGAACTTGCTCAAGGCGGGCTCCAGCAATTTGGCGGACGCGGCCAGGGCCATCCAGCGCATAAACCGCGAGATGGCCAGGGTGCTCGGCACCGAGCACTTGCTGCTCGGCGAGAGCGGCGGCGGCTCATTGGCCATGGCCCAGGAGAAGGGGCAAAGCTTCGCCTTGATCGTCGACTCCTCGTTGAAGGAGCTGACCGAGGCGTTCGAGGACGACGTGCTCGGGCCGCTCATGTGGATGAACGGGTGGGCGCCGGAGCTCAAGCCGACGCTGAAGACCGAGAAGCTGCAGCATCGGGGCGTGACGGAAGTCACCGCGGCATTGGCCGACTTGGCGAGCGCCGGGGCGACCTTTCAAACGAGCGACGAGGCGATCTTGGAAGTGCTCGACATGCTCGGCCTCACCAGGCCGGACGTCTTGGAATTAGACATGGGCGCCACGCTCGTGAACGCGCGCGGCGAGCCGGCCCGCGAGGTCCCGGATCCCGAGAAAGAAAAGTCAAGCGAAGATGACAAGGACGACGGGCCCGACGAGGTCCCGGAGGAAGACGAAGACGACAAGGAGTCACGAAATGACCAAAAGTAAAAGTGATATACGCGAGCGGATTCTGCGCCTGTTGCGTCGGATCAAGCGTAACGACGTCGACGACGAGATCGGCGTCAAGGGCACGGTGGTCGCGGTGCTCACGCGCGGAGACACCGGCGAAAAAGAGACCCACGTGATCAATAACATCGTCACGAACGACGGCGATCTTTACTACGCCGAGCGCGCGGCGCTGCTGACCACGGGCACGCCGATCAGCCCGGTGCCGACCGATTTTACTGACGCCAACGGCGTGCCAGACATGATCATGGAATTGTACGACGGGGCGAGCGACGCGCCGGCGAAGGGCAACGATCGAAGCAACTTGACCGGCCTGGTGACGGACAGCGATCAGGCGATGGACGCCGGTTATCCGAAAGTAAACGACGCGGACGCCGACAACACGGGCGCCGGCGTGGACATCGTCACGTACTTGGTGAGCTACGCGAAGGCCGACGCGATTTCCGCGACGATCGCGGACGTGATTCTCACGAATCCGTCTCCCGGCGCGAGCGAAAACTTGATCATGCACGCGGAGTTTTCCGCGGCGTTCGCGAAGACCGCCAATGACACGTTGAAAGTGTTCGTGAATCACCAAATGAACGGCGTTTGATAGACGAATAGAAAGTGACGCCTTGAAGAAACGAGGACGCTTCAAGCGGTTGGTGTCGATGGCGCGCGCGTCGTTGACGGGGATCATGGGACCGGCGAGGCCTCCAGTTTTTGAAAGGTACGACGACACGATGACGCTCTTAAATGACTATAATGAATCAGTTGAGCCCCAGTTCGCGGCCAAGCTTATCATGGCGCTGTCCATAAAGGCAAAAATAGAATTGACGACTCTGGTGGGCACTGATCCAGAGTACTACATGTCTATCACCATGATTCGACACGTTTTATCGGCGGACACGAGCAGCGTGAAGCAGTTCACGAGGATTTTCGCGGCCAATGGCGTGAACAATGACGACACGGACGTCGCGATCCAAGCGGCGGTTGACGCCAATTGGGACTATCTGATAAAAGTATTTGATCCTGAGGTCTAGGCATGGCGAACGCAATTTTGACAAAATTCGGTAGCGAGGGATCGTTCACGATCACCCTGGCGAGCCTCGCGAACGGGGCCGGACGATCGAGCGCGAAGATCACGAACAGCTCAGATTATCCAGCGGCGATCGTTTCGTTTAAGTTGAGTTCTGGGACGACTGCGCCGACAGTGAATCGGACTTACAAGGTTTACCTGCTCCGGGACAACGGGACGATCGCGTCAGAAAACTGGGCCGGGACCGACGCGGCCATCACCATAGAAAACGCGATCCTGATCGGGCAGATCAAGGTCACGGCCACG